TTCGCCAAACAGAGTAGCAATTATTGGTCGCTGACCTGTCGGCTTAGATAGTGATTTTAAATTTATGGCCATTACAGCACCTCTACTTTCACGCCGACTTTGCCAGCTTTTGTTTCAAACGCCTTTGCGATCTTGCGCCACATTACAGGCTCTTTTTCTGCCAGATACCGACAGCCAACAGCATCAGCAGAAATGCTGTGCTTCACTGGGTGCATATGATCTGGTATTTTGTTTTTGACTTTATCCCAAACATGCACGTCAACTTTACGACTGACAGGCTGTGTCAGTGTAACTTTATGCTCTTCTAATTTGTGGGATATTGTGCCTTCATCTTTGGCCTCAAGAGCCTCTGTGATCTGGCACTCAATCGCATGGCGCTGTGCGATTATTTCTTTTTCTTGCGCCTTAATTTGTAGCCATTCGGCGGCTAAACCATCAATGTTGCTCATGGCAACTCCTTTCTCTTTTTCACTCTCTATAAAAATCTATTTACAGAATTTATTTTACCCTGTAAAGATCTTTTTACAAATAATGCAAAAAGGAGCAAAAAATGGGTGAACTCATACCAATCGATGACATTCGAAATGCCTTACAAGACAGGCGTTTAACAGTGGTCGCGGAACGCTGTGGACTATCTCATCCTACAGTCAAGGCAGTCGCTGATGGTAACGAAGAAATCAGTGTGAAGACGTGGAAAAAACTCAGTGATTACTTGAGTGATTCGCAATGAAGATAGAAGATTATTGTTCACAACTTGGCTGGTATCTGGTCACCATACCAGCAGGATCAAAAGGGCCGACAAGATTTGGATGGCAGCAACCAGAAAAGGCATTGTCAGATCCAGAGGCAGCGCGTGATTATTACGAGAAAAATCCAACGCACAATGTTGGGTTGTTACATGGCGCATCAGGCACATGCGCTGTGGATATAGATAATGTCGAAAACACAAAGCTAATCTTCGAGGAATTAGGCATAGATTTTTCCGAAGTAATGAACTCAGCGCCACAAATTATTGGCCGCGAAAATCGAGGCAAGCTCATCTTTAAGGCTCCAGACGATCTGACTATGCATAAAATATCATGGCCAAGCAAAGATGATCCACGCAAAACAGAAACAGTATTCGAGCTTCGGGCTGGGCCTGTGCAAGATGTTCTGCCACCATCGATTCATCCAGACACTGGTCTTCCTTATAGGTGGTCTGGAATGCCCATCTGGGATGGATTACCAGACCTACCGCCACAACTTCTTAATCTTTGGCGTAACTGGGATAAACTCAGAACGCAGCTACAAGATATGTGTCCTTGGAAAAAAAAGGCAGAGTTTCAGCCCACCAGAAAGCCCAGACCAAAAGGGGAAAGCACGTCAGTAATCGATGCCTATAATGAGGCGCACGACATGCACACACTATTAGTGCAGTACGGATACAAACCAACATCGCGTGGCAGATATCTATCGCCAAACTCTTCATCTGGATTGGCAGGGGTCAAGCTCTTCGATAATGGTCGAGCCTACAGCCACCATGCATCAGATCCGTTTGACAGCGCACACAGCTTTGATGCTTTCGAGGTTTTCTTGCAGTACGAGCATCAGGGCAATGTGACCAAGGCGGTCAAAGATGCGGCACAGCTTTTGAACGTGACTCAAGATCCAGACTACGAATACGACAGGGAGGCCATTGAGCATGGCGCAAAGGTTGCCGCGCAAATTATGTCCAAGCCAGAAAAGAAAAACAAAAATCCACTGGATGATATTCCAGAAAATTTACTAAGTGTTCCCGGTGTTCTTCAGGATGTTTGTAATTTTTACACAGTCACAGCCATTAAACCACAGCCACAGTTTGCAGTCCAAGCAGCCATTGCATACGGATCTGTGGTCATGGGCAGGCGCTGGGTAACAGATCAGCGTAACTTTTCCAGCCTATACTTTCTGAACATTGGCGAGACTGGATCGGGCAAAGAGCATACAAAATCGGTATTAGAAGACTTGCTCGAACAGGCTGGTCTGGAAGCTCTAATCGGTCCAGCAGGATACACGTCAGCGGCTGGGGTAATCTCAACTCTGATCAAAAAGCCCACTCATGTTTCTGTAATCGATGAGCTTGGCCGTCAACTCAAGTCAGCAGCCGCAAGAGGTATGCAGCACAAGGCAGATGCGTTGACATCCATTATGGAGTGTTTTGGTCGGCAAGACGGTACGCTCAGACAGCAAGGCTATGCCACAAATGCACTGAAAGCATCCGAAGCAGAAAAACTGGAAAAGGCAGTCAAGCGTCCAAGTCTCACACTGGTGGGCATGTCAACACCGTCTGAGTTTCTGCAAGCTATTGGTGGTGGCGATGTTGCGTCTGGCTTGTTGAACAGGTTCATCATTGTGAAGTCAGCCATTGGCGTCCAGATGTCACAGAAAAAAAGAAAGTCATCAATATCTGAACGTCTGGCCGTCTGGTCAAAGGAACATGCCCATGCACAGATTGGCGATCTGGACACTAACAATGCACATGATCTTCCTCCGCACCCCATAGAAGTTCCATTTACCGAAGCTGCTGAAAAGATGCTGCGCGAATATGAGGAGCGTCTGGTCGGGGCAATGAAGAAGGAAAACGGATCTGGTCTGGAGGATATGTACAATCGCTCCAGAGAAATCGCCATGCGCCTGTCTCTGATTATTGCCAGATCAATGGATCAGGATGAAATCGGTATCGATGCAATGCAGTGGAGCATCGACTATGTCGATCATTACGCCAAGCAAGCAATTGAGATGTTCAGGGCAAATATGGCCGAAGGTCCGTTTCAAGCCTGCTGTAAGACAGTGTACACAAAGATCGAAGCTGCTGGGCTGGTCGGCATTACAGCATCTCAAATATCACGTACAGTTTCTGCTTTCGCTAACATGGAGCCAAAGCGCCGTCAGGATGTTCTGGACGCGCTGGAACAAGATCGCGGCATCCAAAGCAGACAAACAAACGCTGGGCAGAGAGGCAAGCCAAGGCTCGCATACTTTGCACCACCACAACATTGAGAGGAATATTTATGTCGATTAAAATTTTAGAGGGAGATTGTTTGCAAACTTTATCTTCATTGGAAGAAAAATCTGTAAACACTTGTGTGACAAGTCCACCTTATTTCGGGCTTAGAAATTATGGAAATGATAAACAAATAGGATTAGAGGAAACACCAAATGAGTTTGTAAATAAGTTGGTTGACGTCTTTAGAGAAGTCAAAAGGGTTCTAAGAAATGATGGAACTCTTTGGCTCAATCTTGGCGACAGTTATTGCGGAGTAAATGGATATGCTAGAGCAAGCGAAAAATTTCAAAGAAAAGGTCGAAATGATGCTCCTGCTAATAATAGAAGTTTATCGGCATTGCATAAAGCCAAAATTAAAACAAAAGACTTGATAGGCATCCCTTGGCGTGTGGCTTTCGCATTGCAAGCAGATGGTTGGTATTTTCGTCAGGATATTATCTGGCACAAGCCAAACCCAATGCCAGAAAGTGTGCAAGACAGATGCACCAAAGCGCATGAGTATATTTTTCTGCTCAGTAAATCTGCAAAATATTATTATGACAATGAAGTAATTAAATATGGACCAGAAAATTCTAACAAAAGATCTGTCTGGTCTATTCCTGTGGCATCTTATTCTGAAGCTCACTTTGCCACTTATCCACCAGAGTTAATCAAGCCATGTATTTTGGCTGGCTGTCCAGAAGGTGGCACAGTTTTAGATCCTTTTGGTGGATCTGGCACAACTGCACAAGTTGCAAATAACCTAAATCGAAATGCCATCTTGTGTGAATTAAACCCAGAGTATGTTGATATTGCAAAGGGGCGTCTGCACGACAGTCTGGGAATGTTTATGGATCTGGAGGTAGTAAAATGAAATGCGATACTTGTAAAAAACCTGCACTCTGTAGTTACAAATGTAATTGGTGGTGCGCGAAGTGTTTTATAAATGTTTTTATGAAAAAGAGGTCAACATGAAATCATCAACCATGATCGGCGGCAAGTCAGATCAATACAGCCGCAACAAGGCAGATTTTTACGCAACGCCACCAGAATGCACTATCGCGCTGCTCAATCGTTTTGAGTGGCTCTTCAGAGGGGGGCTGATTTGGGAGCCTGCTTGTGGCGATGGGGCGATCTCAAAGGTGCTGGAAGACAAAGGATTTACAGTCAGATCAACAGATCTTTATGACCGTGGATATGGCGAAGCTGGAGTGGATTTTCTGACCGAAAATAGAAGTTGTTCCAGCATCATTACAAATCCACCGTTTAATCTGTCAGAAGATTTTATCAAGAAGGCAAGGACTTTTCATATGCCATTTGCAATACTAACCAAGGCCACTTACTGGCATGCTGCCAGACGTTATGATCTGTTTAGGCGAAGCAAACCTATGGCCGTGATAGCCATGACATGGCGACCAGCTATGTCTCCAGAACGTGGACAAAGCGCAACTATGGATTTTATCTGGACGGTATGGGGCGCTGGCCCACAAAAAAACACACAATACTTTATAGAGAAAAGGCCAGAGATTTGAGAGATGAACACAACTTAAAACTCATTAATAAGATTATGGATCTGCAAAGTAAGATCACACTTTTCAAAAGCGAGATTGCCAAAATGGAAAGGGAAAAGGCTGAACTATTTGGCAAAATTCGACTTGAAAGAGAAGAAGATGATTAATGCAGTATTTATTGCAACACTAAATAGGGCAGTTTTTGGTATAAAAAACAACGGCTTAGTATTTAATGTATTTATTGCAATAATGCAGTCTATAATTAGTAAATCCATACCCACTCAGATACCTCCCAGAATGGGGGGAGAGTGGGTGGTAAGTAATAATACAATAAATAATATATATATTATATATACTATAAGAATAAGGGGTTTGGGCTAGGTGAATTAGTGCAGTCTGGCCCACTGCAATTATTATGCATTAAATGTAATTAATTTTATCTATGACACTTGTAATTTATGACAGATGGCTTATATATAAGGTATAGAGAGAAAGGAAATCGAAATGCTGAAGTTAAAAAGATTGTATGAAGGTCGCTACAAAATTGAAGGCCACAGCCGTGATTATCAAATCGAAATTTATCGCTCATGTGATGATCCAAAAACTTGGCGTTGCGATGGACATTCATTCTCGCGCTTGTCAGATGCAAAAGAATTTATGTTCACAGAGCTTAGAGAGGAAACATTATGAAATCACAAATCGCACTTGAGTTTATCAACAAGCATATCGCAGACGGCAAAACTATCTTGATCCGCACATATACTCGCATCACCAAGATCACGCCAAAGACAGTCAAAAACTTCGAAGAAGCAAATCACCCATTGTTCAAAATGAACAGCGCAAACGAATTGCTCATGGCCGAAGGCAAGCGTTACGTCTGCATCGCAACTCCCGACATGATGATGGTCGGCGTGTCAGCCCAAAATTAATTTACTTTGACTACTTGCAATCTATGACAGATGGCTTATATATAAGGTATAGAGAGAGGAAAGCAAAATGATCAAACTTAAAAAAGTATCAGCCACACAGTGGAACGGAAATGGATTTGGAACATCAACTGCCGAATGGTGTGTCAAAGGTGCAGAAAATATTCTTGTATACAAACTTGGATTACGCTGGGTAGCAGCAGACATCGCACACGGCATGAACCGCATCGTATGTCGCGGCGAAACTCGCGCTGACCTTTTGGAACTCATGGAAGTAAAGGAGATCGTGTAATGTCAACGCTTAACCCAAAATACGAAACCAAATGGACAACCGCAAAAAAAATGTTCGACCGCAAAATGCGTGATTTCAATGACGATGGGTCAAAAGCAATTCAATATTTTGTTGACGAAGCAGCCCGTCAAAACAAACTAGCAAAGCAATATCCGCAAAGCGTTGCGTACATTCGAGCAAGACGCGCACATAACGCTGCAACATACGGTATCAACTTAGCATTCGGCATAAAAAAGGAGATCGTGTAATGTCTATACGCAGAATGAAATACACCAAAAACGGATTCGATATCATCTGTCGTGTCCACGGATCTGGAGAATACGCCTACGCAGATATTCTCTGGAAAAAATATGGCGAAGATCATTACACCTATATTGGTCTGATCTACTACACAACTACAGATCAAGATGTTCCAACTTGGCATCACGTCAAAGGCGAAAGCCCAATCACAAAAAAATCTTGGCACGATGCCGCAAAAGATCTCTTCTCTGCCTTCTCAAAAAAGGAGGCAGCGTAATGCAACACAAATTCAAAAAAACCAGACGCAAAGGTGATCTTCAGTATCCTTGGGAATACCAAGGGTGGATGATCAACAGCAGTAGCAGAATGATGTACAACCAGTGCATTTGGAAGGCTTACAAAGATGGACAGCCAATCATCACGTCCAACAGCCTTAACAGTTTGTGCGTCAAAATAGATGAAATAATGGAAGCAGTCTAATGCAACCAAACTATGATACAGTCTCGCATTGCCCAAACTGCAAAACAAAAATGACAGCTATAGACTCAAGACAACATTCATTGTATGGCTTTCAAACAATTAAACGCAGACGTAAATGTTTGACATGTGACTTTCGTGCAAGCACAATAGAAGTGCCAATCGATCTGGCAAAAGACATATTCTACGAGGAATGAAATGAAACAAATATCAACGCTCAAAAACCAAATACAACACTTCACAGGTGTATTGGGTAGCTCGCAAACATCAATCAATCACATGATTGCATTCGCAACCATATGCGAAAATCAACCAATCACAAGCCATGACCTACACATCAAGCTAGGCTTCGAACAATCCACAACAAACAGACTCCTACACGCACTCGCACAAAATAATAGAGGCACAGGCTTGGGAGCCGAAGTCATAGAAATCAACATGATCAAAGAAGACAAAAGGCAAAGAGAAATCAAGCTAACAGAAAAAGGTAATGACCTAAAAAAGAAAATGTTTGGCAGTAAAAAATGACCGATAAAATATATAATGGAATTGAGGCAATCTCAAAAGTAGCAACATTAATTCACGAAAATACTGACATCCAGCCAAAAGATCGTAGGAAAGTAATGGCAGCAATACTGGAGCCAATGCTAAACGAAATATTCGGCAGCGAATATGAAAAATATAAGGAGGATAAATGATGGCCATTGGAAGTTACGACATTAATGCATATGCACTAAAACTAAGGCGCTCAGGAAAACTATTACGCGAAATAGGCGATGAACTAGGCGTAAGCCAAGAGAGAGCAAGATGTCGTGTTATATTCGGAGCCAGACAAGAAAAAGTTTTTGAACGCTCAAAAAATGCCACAACAATGGGTGACCTATTTATGTCATATAAACCCATGTACGCAATAAAACATCTGAATGCAGAAAATATGACTTTCACAGAGTTTCTTGAAAATATATCACAACAAAAACTTGTGGAAACAATACATATTGGAAAAGCAGCAGTTCAAGAAATACTCTACGAACTGCGTAAAAAAAACGTATCAGAAAAAACAATCCAAGACTGGCTAAACGTAAAATTTAAAAAGGTAAAAAAAGTAAAAAAAAAACGATGTGACGCAGGCATACCAAGAGGACCAGAGGAAAAATTTGAAACATGCCAGCAATATGTAATCCACGAAGGAAGAATGTTTATGGGAAGCCTATGCAATAAGCCACTAACCTCGCAACAAAAAAAATATTGCTCAATTCATAAAAGAGGTAAACCATGATCGTAAAATCTTGGAAATTTACCGGCTTCAATAAAGACATGCCAGAATGGATACAAAACAATACAAGCAAAAGACGTGGATCTCATTACATATGGGTTCACACACAGCAAGGCGAACTGCCAGCAAATAAAGATCAGTGGATCGCCATCGATCTAAAGGGACACCTGCATATCTTCGATAACAAGCCAGATGGAATAGGCAAAGATATGATAGCTGGATGCGCCTTCGTAATCATAACACTTGGAATAATATTCGGGATGCTCATATGGTAAGTAAACAACTGGCAAAACACTGCTATCAACAATACAAAATGAACCACCAAGGATATCACGGATATAAACACTGGAGCCGTGTGTTCCAAAACGGTAAGCACATAGCCAAAGCAGAAAACGCAAATATCAAAGTCGTAGGTTTATTCTCACTCCTCCACGATACACAAAGAATAAACGAAAACAGAGATCCACAACATGGATACCGCGCAGCACAATACGCACACTCAATCAGGGGAAGGCTCTTCGATATAACTGACCAAGAAATGCGACTACTTGACGAAGCACTTACATACCACTCAAACGGCTACACAGACGCAGATATCACAGTGCAAACATGCTGGGATGCAGATCGGCTGGATCTCACTCGCGTAGGAATAATGCCAAAAGCAGAAAAACTCTGTACACAAACAGCAAAAGACGCTATCTGTTAAATATTACTGCTCGATATTGGCTACGCCTGTGGCCAGTGCCTCATATACTTAAACCCACTTCGGTGGGTTTTTTTCTAAAAGGTAAACAAATGGCAAAGGCAAAAAAGAAAAATTCAGTCGGTCGGCCAAGGTTCGAGATCACTCCAGAGGTGTTAGAAAGAACTGAAAGAGCAATGGCACAAGGCTTAACAAAAGAACAATGTGCTGGATTTTTAGGCGTTTCAGTGTCAACTTTTATGCTTTATCAGGCGAAAAATTCGGAATTTTCGGAAGCAATAAAAAGGGGAGAAGCTGGTGGTATAGAAAAAGTAACCAACGCACTCTTTGAAAATGCCACAGTAGAACGCGATAATGCAGCAATAATTTTCTATTTAAAGAACCGCGCAGGGTGGGTAGACAAGCAAGAGCATAAGGTTCAAAAAGAAACAACCGTTACGCTTGACTTAACAAGGATTGGAGTAAATGAACTCGCAGCAATTGAACGAGCTTTTGAGCAATCTCACATTGGAGCAAGTTCGAGCGGAGAAGTATCGCAGATCATTGAGGGAGTTTACGAAAGCAGCTTGGCCAACGATTGAGCCGGGTGTTAAATTTCAAAACAACTGGCACGTTGACGCAATATCAGAACACCTCCAAGCAGTTGTCGAAGGCAAAATCAAACGCCTGATTATAAACGTACCGCCACGCCATATGAAATCCATCAGCGTTGCAGTTGCACTGCCTGCATGGACTTGGACTAGAGAACCGCACAAGAAGTTCTTGTACGCCTCTTATGCCTCTTCCCTGTCGATCAGAGATAGCGTCAAAGCTAGAAGATTAATCGACAGCATATGGTACAAACGCCATTTTGAAGACAAGTTTGCCTTAACCAGTGATCAAAACCAAAAGCAAAGATTTGAAAACAACAAAACAGGATATCGCATAGCTACGTCTGTCGGAGGCGCTCTGACTGGTGACGGTGGTGATATTATCTGCATCGATGATCCGCACAATGTAGTCGATACCGATAGCTCTGCTGTTCGAGAAGGCGTTCTGGAATGGTGGGATCAGGCAATGCAAACACGGCTTAATGATCCTCGAACTGGCGCTTTTATCATTATTATGCAGCGCGTCCACGAAAACGATCTGACAGGCCATATACTGGCCAATGAGATGGGTGACGAATGGGATCACCTATGTCTGCCAGCGAGATACGAAATAGGCCACCCAACGCCTACCAGATCATCGCTTGGCTTCACAGATCCGCGCACCAAGGAAGGCGATCTTCTTTGGCCAAACAGAATAGACGAAAAAACACTTAAAAATTTAGAGCGTAGCCTTGGCACTTACGCAGCAGCAGGACAACTTCAACAACGTCCAGCGCCAAAAGGTGGCGGTATTTTGCGATCAAGCTGGTGGGTTCCTTGGGAAGAAGAGGAGTTGCCAGAAATTGAATATGTTCTGCAATCTTACGACACAGCCTTTGAATCCAAAGAAAGCTCAAGTTTTAGCGCCAGAACCACATGGGGCGTATTTAGGCACAAAGGCTATGACTGCGCGATTGTCCTTGAGGCATGGTACGATAAAGTCAGCTACCCTGACCTAAGACGCATGGCGCAAGAAGCCTATGACGAATGGGAGCCAGACGCAGTGCTGATCGAAAAGAAGGCATCAGGTCAATCTCTGCTTCAAGACTTGCGAATGGCTGGAGTGCCTGTTTTAGCGTACAGCCCAGACCGCGATAAAGAAGCTCGCGCCCATGCGTCCAGCGCACTTTTGGAAGATGGAAGGATTTTCTTCCCTTCCAACCGAAAATGGGCTAAAGACTTGATTGACATTTGTGCGGCGTTTCCAAGTCACCCGAATGACGATATTGTTGATACATGCACACAGGCATGGTTAAGATTGCGTAAAGGATGGTTTGTGGGTCACAGTGAAGACCCAGAAGAAGATGAATATTTAGAACCAAAGAGGATGACGCTGTATGGCTGAAGAAAATATTATTCCATTTGCCGAAGGCGCTCCACCTGACAATCTGATGGTCGAAGAGCTACCAGATGGTGACGTTCTGATCGGAGATCCAGACTCAGATATAGTTGAAGACGTAGAAGACACGGAGTTTGATTCAAACCTTGCAGAAGTTATTGATGACCGCGAACTTGCTAAAAAAGCCAGCGAGCTTGTTGAATATTATGAGAACGACAGGCAAGCCAGATCCGAATGGGAAGAGCGATACAAGCAAGGCTTGAAGACGCTTGATCCAGATGGCGGCATGGAAGAAAGCGAAGATGAACGCGCAACTCGCGGTTTGTCGATTGTCGTACACCCAATGATTGCAGAAGCAGCAACGCAGTTTAACGCTCGCGCCATTGCAGAGCTTTACCCTTCAGGCGGTCCAGTCAAGACCGTCATTATCGGAGATCCCAACGAAGAAGCCGAAGAGCAAGGGCGCAGAGTTCGTGAATTTATGAACTACCAGATTACACAGGAAATGCCTGAGTATTTTCCTGATCTGGATCAAATGCTGTTTCACCTTCCACTGATCGGCCATACGTTCAAGAAAGTTTGGTGGGATGCTAATATGGATCGGCAATGCAGCCAGTTTGTAAAAGCAGAAGACTTTGTGGTCGCTCCAGAAAGCAAGGATCTCTATACCAGCCCAAGATATACGCATATTATTCGTATGCCGCGAAATGATTTCAATAAGTACGTCCAGAATGGATATTACTTGCCGACATCGTATATCGGAGATGGTGCAGATCCGACTGGCGATGTTATTGGCGAGATCGAAGGCGTTGATGAATACGGAGATGATAGCGAAGACAACATAATGACGCTGCTGGAAATGCACGTCTATGACTTGTTCGATGGCATTGATGGAGAAACTGTTGACGAAGATGACGAAAATGCAGTTGCCATTCCGTATGTGATCACAGTTGACTATGATAACCAGAAGATTGTTAGCGTCAGGCGCAACTGGCGTCAGGAAGACGAAGAGAAAAAGCGCCGTGACTGGTTTGTGAGCTATAAGTTTCTGCCCGGTTTGGGCTTTTATGGCTTTGGCCTTTATCACATGATCGGTGGTCTGGGCAAAGCGGCGACTGGATCTCTTCGCGCTTTACTTGACAGCGCAGCCTTCAGCAACATGCAAGGTGGATTTAAGCTACGTGGCCGTGTGACTGGCGGTGATTTGCAAATCAATCCGGGCGAATTTGCCGATATTGACTCTACAGTTGATGACGTGAACAAGGCAATCATGCCACTGCCATTCAAAGAGCCGTCTGGCACTTTGTTTCAGTTGATGGGCTTTATTGTTGAAGCTGGCCAGAGATTTGCCAGCACAGCCGATTTAAATGTGGGCGATGTTAATCCAAATGCGCCTGTTGGATCGACAGTTGCTTTGATTGAGCAAGGATCAAAGGCGTTTAGCGCAATCCACAAAAGATTGCATTATGCACAAGGCCAAGAGTTTAAGCTTCTTGCAAAGCTGAACGCAGAAAACCTACCAGAAGAGTTTGGCTTTTCACTGGCTGGATCTGCTGAGTTTGTGTATCGCGCAGATTTTGATGATCGGATTGACATTGTTCCCGTCAGTGATCCAAACATTTTCTCAACAGCCCAGCGCATTGCACAGGCACAAGCTGTTTTGGAAATGGCACGTTCAGCGCCCCAGCTTCACGATCTTTATGAAGCCTACAAACGCATGTATGAGGCTATTCGTATTCCGAATATCGATGAGATCCTGAAGAAGCCTGAAGAAGCGCCACAGATGGACCCGATTGATGAAAACATGTCGGTCATGTATGGCAAGCCAATACGCGCCTTTCCAGAGCAAGACCATGAGGCGCACATTGCGGTTCACATGCAGTTTATGCAAGATCCATCGCTTGGCGGCAATCCAGCAGCCCAGAAGACAATGGCTCCGATATTAATTGCACATATTGCAGAGCATATTGCGTTGCTGTATCGCCAGCGCATGGAAGCCAGCGTAAATATCGAACTACCGCCACTGCCAAACTTCAAAGATCCGAAGTTCAGGTTTAATGATGTTGACCCTGAAATGGATATGCTGATTAGCCAGAGAGCAGCGCAAGTTGTACAGCAAGCGCCACAGATGAAGCAAATCGAGGCGCTCAAAGGCATGAAAGGCATGGGTCAAGGTCAAAATCCATTGCAATATGCACAACAGTTGGCCAAACTTGAGACAGACGCGCTGAAGGCTAGAACACAAGCACAGATCCAAGCTGATCAGGCCAAGGCTAAGTCCAACATTGAGATCAAGCAAGCAGAGGCCAGACAGGATCTGGAGATTGAAGCAGCAAAAGCGCAAGCTGACATGGAGGCAAAGATTAGAAAACTAGAGGCTGAGTTGCAGCTTGAACGTGAGAAAAACGCAGCAGAGTTGCAAATGGAGATGATAAAGAATGATCCCACAGTATAATCTGCCTCCGATTAACCCTGCGGCTTTTGGCGGTTTGCCACAGGGCCAAGGTGGCGCTCCTGCTACAGTCCCTATAGCTAGTGGAGCGCCACAAGGGCAACCGCCAGTAGATATGAACAAGTATTTGATTAATAAGGTTATGGAAATCAGGCAGCGTATGGGTGGCGGTCAAAATATGGGGGCGCTTGGTGCGTTAGCCAATGCAACACCAGCGCCACAGGCAAGGCAACCACAACCTCCAATGAGGGCGATGACATGATGAACAAGAGCGGATTTGGCGCTCTGTCGAGCATTGCACCAAGACAGACGAATATCATGGGTCAGCCACATATGCTGTCTTACATCAACCCTCAAGAAGAGGCGATGTTGCAGAAGATGAGGGGCGGCATACCTCCAGTGGCAGGACCGGGCGGTGTTCCTGCTTTTGCTCATGGTGGATTTCATTGGTCGCAACCTAGCACATGGGGCGGTGGCAGCGATGATAATCAAGCAGCAGACACAAGTAATGATGATGATGATGATGATGATGATTTTTCGTTAAGTCAAGTTTTTTCCGACTTCACAGATTTTGGATCTTCTTTTGTAAGTGATCTTGTATCTGGAGCAGAACAAATTGGTAGTGCAGTTGGATCTGGAATAGAAACAGTTGGTAGTGCAATTGGCGCTTTGACTGGCCTTGGAAGTGATAGTG